TTCTTCTGGAGACACGGTCATCGTAGTCCCACCTTCAGGACCGACACCCATCATGCCACCAGTAGCAGTAGTCACAGTAAACGGCTTAAACTCTGTCTGCTCTAGGCCCTGACGTGCGATCTGAGATGCCTCACGTCTAGCCCTTTCGCCTACGTCACCCAGACGTTGGTACGCCTGTTGTGCAAGTAGAGCGCCTGCGCCAGTACCTAAAGCCTGTTGACCGCCAGTGCTACCTAAGAAACCACCAATACCGCCTAGTATACCACCTAGGGTATCCGCAATGGTGTTGGTAGTTCCGCCTGCTGTCATTGGCCCACTTGGTGTTGTCCCACCGACAGGAACCGGAGCGCCTGTGGTGGTTTGAAAAATAGGCGGCGTATATATTGGGTTCATATTTGGGTTTATCATAACAGTTTACCTATCAAAGCCATTACGTTAATCTCCTGTAGCGACAAAGGTGACCCGTCAATTTCTGACTCTAGGCCTACCTGTACACTTGTTCCGTATCCGGTGGTGTTGAGGCTACGTTGATTTGTTAGCTGTCCACCTGTAAATTCTACTGTTGTATACTCACTTTCACCGTAGAACCCAGTAATCTGAGTACCTACAGTAAACTCTGTTGTTGCGTATGTTGTGTCGAAGTCATACGCCCACTTCATAAATACTGTTGCGTTGTTTGCACCAACCAGTGTTGGCTTCAACTTCTTCAAAATCTTGATTCTAGAGCTATCACCGAATGTCAAGCTTGGGCTGTAGTACTTAAAACGGTAGCCCAGTCCGTTGTCACTGTAACCGGTGTACGTACTAATACCGCTGGTTGTTCCTATATGAAGCGTGCCGTTTTCTAGTCGTGTGTACGATGTAAACTTAGTTGACGGCCAGCGTGTCACACGGTACGACCCATTCTCTAGTGTTCCTCTCACGTCAAAACAGTACGTTACGTCCTGACCAGTAAAGGTTAGTAGGTAGAAGCCTTCCTCAGGACTGTACACAGACCTAAAGAACTGTGTCTCATTCTGTAGTGCAGCAATGATGTCCTTAGTAATGTTGCCTGACAAACTGCTGATAGGCATTGACTTTTCTTGTATTGTCCTACCAAAGCTCTTAAGTCCCGTGTGTGACAAAAACAACACGTCTGTACCAGTGTACTGCACAGTGTCCCTGTTGACGCAACCAATGCCTGCTACGGTATCTGATAACGTCATAGAAGCAGGAGAAGTAGCACCGTCGTACACAATGATGCTATGCTTACCAAAGATAATCAACAGACCGTTGTGTGCTGCTAAAGCTACAATCTCGTCGTAACCGTCAGGCCATACTTTGGACACGTCAATGTTTCCGCTAGAGCCCCCTGACCATGCTGCTCCGTCTAACAAATCAGACCAATAGATAGTAGACTTGTTGGTGCTAAAGTCTGCGGTCCACAAACGACCATACGCTGCTAATACTTCATGACCATACATAGTACTAGCAACGCCAGTAGAATGAGGATGACTTGACAGTGCTTCTACAGACCCTACGTGATTAGAGTAAACCAAAGGCTCATAACCACGTTGAAAGAAAAACAAGTGGTCATTAAAGTTTACAATCTTCCAGTCGTTAGCGCTAATTGAGTAACCACCGGGAGTCTCGTCTACTAGTGTAGTTGTACCGCTGATAATCTTGTTGTTACCAACGGAGAATATCTTGGTGTTTCCTGCGTCGTCCCTATATTCTTTGATGCTGTACAAAGAGTCAGTACCAAGTACAGTCTTGTTTGTTGTTACAACAGTGTGGCCCTTACGTGCAGCAATACGACCACGTTTGTCAATCACAGCGTTGTCTGCAATTTCTGCAAACGACGGGTCTTGAGCCAACGGCGAATCTTCGGTGTTAACACCTTTGAACGCCGGAGCTACAAGATTGATGCTTTGCAGTTCTTGAGCCATATCAAATAGTCCTAAATACCATCTCTTCGGGGTGCTTTGCTGCGTCTATAGCAATAGCGTCAGACAGATACTTATCAGCAATACCAAAGTACTCAGCAACTGACGTACCTCCTGTTTCACCACGCTCACGAGCCAACAAAGCTACGGCGTAGTGAATCACAGGTTGCGAAGGTACAAGCAGTGAGTCCGTGTTAGCACTCAGGTCTGCCTGTCGCTTGATTACGTCAAACCGAAGGCTGTACACAGCGTCTGGTGTTGGGCCTACGAGAACTTCTGTGTCGCCACTAGAGTCTAGACCGTTGTACGTGTAGTACCGTGGTGCGCCTTCTGCTGCACTGCTAATGTACAGCTGCTCGTTGAACCAGTCTTTTGTCTGGTAGTCCATGAACAAGTTGCTAGTGTCGTTCAGGACACACATAACTTTTACATTGTCACTACCGCCAGTTAGTGAGTAACTGTTGTCAGAAGCAGTAGTAGTTACAACAATGGTTTCACGCAAAGCGGACCAGTCTGTTGCTTCTTCTACTACCTTCTTAGCGTCATTAATGAAGTCGCCTACCATCTTGACATAAGTTGTGCTGGTGACTGACGTGGTCTCTTCTTCGCGTAACCTACGTAGTACATTGTTCATTAGGTTCAAGTATGTCATGCTAATCTTCCTATCAATTGGGCAAGGTTTTCTTGAGCCGTTGGTTGTTGTTGTGTTAACATACCGGGATCTTGATACGCTTCATAACCTAAACCTGCAAACTCCTGTTTTTGGAAAGGGTCAATCTCTGGTCTAGCTGCTAGCATTGCTGCTTGCTGCATCTGCTCCTGTGCAATCTGCTGCTGTTGCTGCCCAAGGCCAAACATAGAGCCTACACCAAACCGCAAGAGTCCTTCTAGACCTTCTTGGAATTGTGACTCTAGACCACCAATGCCCTCTTCTACTTCTCCTACACGGGACTCAACACCAGCAACTTGTTGACCTATGCCTTCTACTTGGCCTTGTACGTTTTCAAACTGTCCGCCAAACTCATCACGTAAGCCGCCCTCAAGGTCACCTATTGTCTGCAAGAAGTCTGACTCAAGTCCAGTAATTTCAGACAAGATGTTAGCTTCTGTTTCTGACAGGTCTACAGCAAAACCCTGTTCAGCTTGGTCGAGTTTGTCGCTTAAGTTGCCGATGCTTTGCTCTAGTTGTTGTCCTTGGTTTTCAAACAACTCACGCAGAGCCATGTCTTGTGTAATAACATCTTCTCTAAGGGCATTAATGTTTACACCAATTATGTTGCCTAGTTCATCGACGCTTAAACCAAGCTCTTCATAACGTCTCTGGCTTTCCGCAGACATTTCTTCGATGCGGCCGTCAGCACGTATAAGGTCTTCAGCAACTTGAGCTACGTCTTCTGTCAAGCCACCAATTTGACCACCCAAGGCAGCACGTTCTTCAGAAGCTAAGTCAAGCTGTTGTCCTGTCTGTTGTTCAAACTCACTAATACGCCCAGTTAGGCGTTCGTTCATGCCTTCTATTTGAGCAGCAGTTTCACCACGGACACCTGTAATTTGTTCTGTAAGCTGGTCACTAAGGCCCTGATTACGTGCAACAGCAGCGGCCTCAGAAGCAGACAGCGTTTCAAAAAACTCTGCTCGTAAGCCCGTAAGCTGCGACAAGCGTTCTGCAGCATTTGACTCAATAAGCTCCTCTAACCCAGTGATTTGTCCGCTTAAAGCTTCGCGTTCTTCGGTAGCTATATCAAGTCTGTTACCTGTTTGTTGCTCATAAGCGTCAATACGGTCAGTCAAACGCTGGCCCATACCCTCTACTTGAGCGGCTGTTTCACCTCGAATGCCTGTTATTTCTTGAGTTATTTGGTCGCTTAAACCTTGGTTTCGTGCAATAGCAGCGGCTTCAGAGGCTGACAAAGTTTCTAAAAACTCTGTTCTAAGTCCTGTTAGTTGTGATAACTGTTGGATAGCATTAGCATCCATGCGCTCTTCAAGGCCAGTAATTCTTTCGCCCATGCGCTCTTCTGAAGCCACAATGTCGGATCTTAAAGCGTCAGTAACTTCCTCAAACTGTATATTTTGGTTTGCTAAAAGAGCATTAAACGCTTCTGCGTCCTGTGCGGCCTGTTCTAACAAGCGTTCTTCTACGCCAGTGACTTCTGATAGTACCCTTATCTCAGTTTCGGACAGGTTCACTTCTGCCCCTTGTCGGAACTCTTCTAGTCTACCAAGCAGTCCTTGGTATATCTGAGCGCGTTCTTCAGAGGCTTCGTCAAAACGCTCCCCTGTTTGCTGCTGATATTCACCCAAGCGCTGAGTCATGCGCTCTTCAGAAGCTACAATATCAGATCTTAGCGCGTCAGTTACTTCCTCGAACTGTACACCTTGATCTGCTAAAAGGTTGTTAAACGCTTCAGCGTCGGTTGCAGCTTGTTCTAGTAGACGCTCTTCTACCCCTGTAATTCGAGATAGTGTTTGTAACTGCGCCTCAGAAAGGTCTGTTGCTTGTCCTTCGCGTAAATCTTCAATAACACCAAGCAGTCCTTGGTACATCTGAATTCGTTCTTGTTCCGCTTCTTCAAAACGCTGTCCTGTTTGCTGCTCAAACTCTCCTGTCTGCTGCTGTAGAGACAAGATTTCACTGCTCAAACCTGAGGTAATGTCGTCAAAACGCTGACCTTCGTTTTCAAGAAGACGTGCAAACTCTTCGGCATTTTCTGCTGAGTTTTGCAGGAGTCTAGACTCAAGACCTGTTAGTTGTTCTAGTCTTCTAGCTTCGGCATCAGTAAATTCTACTGCTATACCTTCGCGTAGTTGTTCGAGTTTATCGTTAGTGCTTTGCTCAATACGTAGGCGGTCTTCTGCAGCTTGTCGTTGCCCTTCAGTAAGCTCCTGATACTGTTGCTCTTGTTGTTGTCTTATTTGTTCTTGAGCATTAGAAAGTGTAGTTCCTTGTGCCGCAATGTACTCTTCTAAAGCACCAGCCCTTGTTGAAAACTCTTGTATAAGTCTTTCGTCGCCTTGAATTTGACTAGCAAGAAGTCTAGACTCTGCTTCAGACAAAGCAACTGTTTGGCCTTGAGCGTGTTGCTCTAGTTTATCTTCTAGGCTTTGAGCAATCTGTTGTCTTTCTATAGAAGCTTCTTCTAGCCCTGTCCTAAGCTCTTCTCTCGTTTGCTCAGTGTATTCACGTAATGCATTAGTAGCTTCTTCTTGACTAAGCTGTCCTGAACGTAGCTCCTCAATGCTTATATCAGTACCTGCAAACATTTCTTGCATTGTTTGATCTGACTGTGCAAGCAAGTCACGCATCTCTTGACTAAGTGCTGTAGTCAGGCCACGCGCTTCAACAATAGCTTCCATGAGACGCTGACGATCTTGTTCTGCTTGAGTAAACCCGGCTTCACGCTCTTCTGCTGCTAATGCAAAACCAGCTTCACGTTCTTCTCTGGCTGTTTCTAACCCAGTCCTAATCTCAGATACGTTATCAGTTAAAGAAGTAAGAAGGTTTTGAGTACCGCCCATCTGTTGAATTAATTCTTGTTGGTTAGCGTCCAACTCTGTCAACATACCACCCTGACGTACTAACTCTTGATAGGCTTCTTGCTGATCTTCAGTTATTGTCTGAAGGCGTCCGTTGATGCTTACTTGGATACCTTCTAGTTGTGCGTCTTGGTCTTCAAGAGACTGCAACACAGGGTCAATGTACTCAGCAAGCATACTACGGATTATTGAAGGATCTCCGGGTTCTCCTTGTTCTCCTCTGGGTCCTCTAGGGCCCGTTTCTCCGGGAGGCCCTTGTTCTCCGGGTGCGCCGTCTGTTCCGTCCCTGCCATCACGACCGTCTACACCGTCCCTTCCGTCAACACCGTCTGTACCATCGACACCGTCTGTGCCGTCTACGCCATCAACCCCGTCACGACCATCGCGTCCGTCAAGTCCTCTAACAACTTCCATTGCTGTAGACGCTATGGTGTTAATTTGTTCTGGAGTACTTTCTTGGCCTTCTTCTTCTAGCTCATCAACTGTTTGTGCTATGTTCATAATAACATTTGCATTGTTGAGAGTTGAAGCAGCTTGGCCTACGGAATAACCTGATTGTTCAAATTGCTCAAACACTCGACTAACAACTTGAAGGGTTTCTCCAAGGTTTCCTAGTTCTGCCTGTCCTGCAAGAAAACTACCCAGTTCGCTTGTTGCGTCACCAGCCATTATTCTTGCAGTAAGTTCCATGGCTGCTTTAACGTACTCTGTAAAGTTTACTTGATCTACTTTTTCAGTCTTTACATACGCAGAGCCATTCCAACGGAACGTATCGCCATCGGTGTTGTAAACGGTAGCACCAACGCCGTACTTTTCTAAAAGCGCTTGATTTTCTTCGGAGTTGATCCACCGATTGTAAGCAGAGGACTGCTCTTGCATACGTTCGCCGTAGAGTTCAGCAGTGTTAGAAAACTCGTCACTACCGAATAAAGTCAGGTCTTCGCCTTCGAGTATCATTAGTTCGTCTTCAGTCAACGAACCTGTGTACTCGTCCCAGTCACCTACGTCATAGTCACCAGCTTGAATCAACTGTTCACGTTCAGTCATGTAGGCTAGATAGTTGTTGAAGTCTTTAAAGACACCTCTTAGTATACCAGAGCCGTCACCGTCAAAGTACTCTCTTAGTTCTTCTTGAGTTACTTGGGTTGGTTCTCCTCTGCCGTACAAAACATTTGGACTTGCATCACCAAGTTCAGCACCACGAAAAAACGTAAATGTAGTAGTAGGAGCAGCTTCTTCTGCTTCTCCATCACCTTTAGTATCTGGTAGCGGCTTAGGCGGCGCAAGCTCTACTTCAGCCTCGTCGTCTTTGGTTTCCAAAAGAGGCTTAGGTGGTGCAAGCTCTACTTCAGGCTCTGGAGAGGGCGCAGGCGCAGGAGGCGCAGCATTGGGATCAAACGGTCCTGACTCACCGGGCATCTGCTTGGGTGGTGAACTAGGCGTACCAATGGGTCCTGTCTGAGCAGGAGCAGGAGCAGGAGCAGGAGCAGGAGCAGGAGCAGGAGCAGGTGTTG